CGCGCCGCCTCCCGCGCCGCCGCCTCCGCCGCCGCCCGCGCCGCCGCCCGCGCCGCCTCCCGCGCCGCCGCCTCCGCCCACGCCGCCTCCCGCGCCGCCGCCCGCGCCGCCTCCCGCGCCGCCGCCTCCGCCGATACTTCCAATTCATCATTTGATACGGATTTCGGATCGGCGACGCGGCGCCGAACAGCGTCAAGCGCAGACCTAGACCCACGCGGCGCTAAATGCTCCACCTGTTCCGCGAGCCAAAGCGCCAGCGCCAGTGCACTACCTGGCCCCTCGGATGGCAACAATCGGACGGCCCAGAAAACGTCAAGTCCGGCCGATGCCGCGGCGAACAATTGATCCACGGTCGGGACCATCCCGTTGGGCCATAGCCTACGGAATGTCTCGCGCTGATCTTCGCAAGCGCCGCGTGAAAAAATCAGCTCGTAGGTGATGATCATCGTCTTTGCTCCAAGTCGATTTGTTCTGACCTATCGTCGCTGAGCCAAATTAGTCGGCGCATTGGTCACCCCCTTTCAAGTAGTACTGCGACAATTTCATCGTTTTCATCGTATCCGCAATCGATCGTGTAATATTTGCCGCCATGATCTTGCGCCCCCCTTGCACCGTCGGGGCCAGAACACTTACATGCCCCATTGCCGCAAAGCCTATTTTTCAGAGATGAGAGCTGGCGTGCTGAAATTGTCCAGTCGTCACCGACGATCAGTGTTGTCTCCGTTTCATGGAAATCGTTTGCAAACCTTATTATTTTCACTGTCCCCTCCTTGCTCTAAAAATTGAGTCAACCTGTGATCCGATCTGAGAGATCGCATTATCGACGCTTTCCCGGTGAGCTTTTTCCGAAGACTGATATGCCCTTATGCAGCCGCTAATGAATGTTTCAAAATCCATCCCGTGGGCAATTGCGCCGATTGCCCCGATAAACATTCCAGTGATCGCCACCTCAAGCGCATGCAGGTTTCGCTCCTGCATTCGGCCTGCAATGCTGGTGGCGACCTCGATACACATGCCGATCGTTTTATTGGCAACCCCGCCAAGGTAATCTTCGCTGGATCTTTCTCCGCTCATCTAGTCCTCCATTTTGAGCCCAATTTTTTTGGCATTCGGTTGGCTGATCACGATTCCATTTGCGTGTTCATATCTAGATCCGAGATCTGAGCCAACCGGGTAAAGTCCAGCGATATCGATTCTGGTTACTGTCTCTCCGTCCTGCCAAAAAACGGCGACATCGCCAGATTCCGTCAAACGTCCAAACATCGCCCCTATGTCCGATTCGTCTCGATCGTGATTTTTCATCGCCTTGCCTCCGTGTCCTCGTCGATTCCATCGGGCCCCCAGTGGAGCCAACCATCCTTGATGATCGCCTCTCGCTCGAGAGAGAAAAAACGATCGCCCGAATTCAAAAGGTCCCCCCAAACCATCGTTTCGATTTCGTCTCGTTTTGCATCCGATCGGTATTCGCGATCGCTATACGTCCCGCAATCGATATATTGCCCGACGCTGTTTGTCCAAATCAGCTTCATCCGTTTCATCGCTCATTCTCCGATGTGAGGCCCCACCCGTAGCCGTCGAAAACAAAATACGGACCCGGTTGCGGTCCTCTCCTACCAAGATCGTCGGAACATGTGCATCCGCTTTGGCAAAGCGTTACCTTGGCCCGTCTAACCTGCCAGTCCGACAAATAGTACCGCCCCCTCCTACCGCGTTTTACGTGCAGAGTAACTGCCGTGTTGTGAAAATTGTTCTCGACAACAACCGGCACGATCGAGCGAAATCCGGTTAGCTGTGAAAAGATTTTTTTGGCCCAGCTCTCAGAATACCAGCTCGAGACGTGGGCGACGCCGGCGGGACCAATTCGCGCAAACCATCGGCCCCCATCCGTTGGTATATCGCCGGGCATGGCGGAATAAACCTGCCCCCTGTACCAATCGATATTAACCACCGTCCAATTCCGCCGATTGTCCGACGACTGCAAAAGCGCATATCCTCTCATCTCCTCGACTATCGTGTAATTTTCCGGTTCTCTCATCCGATCCTCCTGTGTAAATGGTTGAAAACAATACACTGCCATTATTGTACCGTTATCAATGCACGCATACAAGTTAATACTGTATTGACGGCAACACGGCCCTATGAGATGGTGCGCCGGTCGAAAGGTGAAAAAATGGCCAGACAAAAAGACCAGCAAAAAACGGAAGTGGTTCAGGTTAGGGTTTCGAGCCGCGTCTATCGAGGCCTAAAGCGCAGGTCCAAGGCGGCCGGTGTTTCGATGGCCGAAATGGTGCGCCGGTATCTGATGGACAATATCGACAAGTGCCCGACGTGCGGAAAATAGCAACGATCCGAAACGGGGCAATGGTGCCCCACTTGCGGCCGCCTGTGCACGGGTCGCGGTTAACGATGCAGGCGGCCGCATTTAATTCAACGGAGGGGAAAATGAGCGAGAAACCGAAAGCAAGATGGCAATGCACATTTGCTGCAACGGACACAACGGCAAACAGGTTGGACGCCGCGTTTGAATTCTGCAAGGAACAGGCCGCCGGGAGCCTTTACGGGATTGAACTAACCCAAGCCGCGTTTATCCGCTACTTGGTGGGGCTTGGCCTTGAGGCCGTCGAAAAGCAACGGACTCGCAAGCCTCGGCGGAAAAAGGGCGAATCGGTGTGACGGATCCGATTTATCAAAAAGACGGAATCGGCATTTACTGTGCCGATTTTTTTGCGATCTGCGAGGATCTGGAAAAGGTCGATCACGTGATCACAGATCCGCCGTATGATCGAACAACCCACACGGGGGCAACAACGAAGACCGGAAGACTTAAAGAATTCGGAATTGAGTTTGATCCGATCGATGAACCCGGAGGGCTGGCGAAGGCGTTAATAAACAAGGCTAGATTTTGGGTTTTGATGTTTTGCCCAGTTGAATCGCTCGGAAAGATCCAAGGGGAAAATTATCAAAACTATGTTAGGGGCGGGATCTGGGACAGGATCACAAACACTCCACAATTATCAGGCGATCGTCCAGCACAGGCGGTTGAGGGTATAGCGATCCTCCACGCAAAACGAAAAAACATGGAATGGAACGGTGGAGGGAAGGCGGCGATCTGGCGATGGATGGTCGAGAGAAATAAAAAGCAGCATCCAACGCAAAAACCATTGTCGCTAATGAGGGAGCTAATAGAGCAATTTACCAATCCTGGCGAAACGATCCTTGACCCTTTTTGTGGATCTGGTTCAACGCTACGGGCGGCGATGGATTGCGGCCGAAAAGCTATAGGCGTCGATGTAAACATCGACTACTGCAACGTGGCAATATCGAGGTTATCGCAGCTGGTTTTGTTTTAATGGGCCGCAGAGGATGCAGGTGATTCCGTGACCAACAACGAACAACTCATAAAGAACCTTCGCGACGAAATTGTCATTCTTCGTCAACGCATCGCCAAATTAGAAGGGCGTCAGCCGCCATGGTTTAATGCCGGCGATCGCGTTTGGTACGAGCCAACGCCGACGTTGAGGTTTGCCGGGATTTGGAAAAGCAACGGTACCATTGCAGGGTGCGGTTGCGTCATGCTCGCTGGAGAATATTGGGCTTGGAAAGCGCGCCTCTTTGCTGGCGAAAAAAGGAGAACAGCGCCAGCAATCGCAAACGAACACCTTTTCTGGCGCGCTTCGAGGATTGAGGGATTCGACGATGCCGAATGAGCTAGTTGGACAGGTTGATTGCGAGCTTTGCCGCGGCGATGGCGATTTTGCGTGCCCATATTGTATGGGCACTGGCGCGGTAATGGAGGTTGGATGAAATGCAGCCAAAGCCAACATATGACGAATTGGTCGACGCGTTGATCACAATGTCGGTTCAGTATCTTGGCAAAAGAACCGCAGATTGCAACTATTCGCTTGATCATCAGTTTATGTGCGCCGGTGAAGACGCGCTTGGTTGCCTCGCGAGGCTCGGAATCGTCGAAGGCTCAGATCGGGACCATAGGTTTACCGCTGAAGGGCTGAAAAGGTGGGATAGGATATGAAGACCATCGACGCCGCATTGCATTCACGCGTCACCCATCCGCTAATGGTTTCGGTCAACGTCCGCGGCCCGGAGAACGAGTGTCCGTTTCACTTAGATGAGGTTTGCGTGCTGGACAAACAGGACTTTTGCGGGCCGGGCTGGCCAACATGGTGCCCGCTTTTGAAATTTCGGGCCGTGATCGTGACGGCCGTGGATGAACCATGAAAACAGAACAAATATCAGTGTCAGATCTACTTCCGGATCCGGCGAATTGCCGATCCCATGGAGCAAGAAACGTTGCGGCAATAAAGGCGAGCCTGGCTAGATTCGGCCAACAGAAACCGATCGTCGTGAACGGGAAAAACGTTGTGCTAGCAGGGAACGGAACACTCGCAGCCGCGATCGATCTTGGATGGGAAACCGTGTTTTGCGTGCGGACAGATCTCGCGGGTGCCGAGGCTCTAGCCTATGGGATAGCAGATAACAGGACGGCCGAGCTCGCCGAATGGTCTGGCGAGCTCGCCGATATGTTGGAGAGACTATCTAAGGACGGGATACCGATCGAGGCCGTTGGGTTTACCCAGGATGAGCTCGAGGCCCTCTTAGGAAGGGACCTTTTGCAGGATGGGCCGGAGATCAGCGATCAGGTTGAAACGCGATCGTTTACGTTTACGGTGACACTCGAGCAAGGCGCGATCGTGGATCGTGTCTTTGCAAAGGAGCGGGAAAAGGGAAAAGGCGACGATTCGCAAATTTTCATGGCCATAATCAGGGCCAGACTGTGAGGGGCGGGTCCGGTTGTCCGAGGTGTGGCGCGATCGTTCTCGTTGAAACGGAATGTAATTTTAGGACGGTGGATGAATGAAAAACTGCGAAAACTGCGAATTTTTTTCCAATGAAGAAATCGATCCGAAAACAAATGAAAAATGGGGCCATTGTCGCCGTCGGGCGCCTAACTCTGGAGTTATATGGAGGTTTCCCATTATGCGTCCAAGTGATTGGTGTGGGGAATTCTCGCCGGTATCGCCACGCTGTCACGGTTGCCGATACTATGACGGGGGAAGTGAGCCGGGCTGGGGTGTGTGTTTCGTAGATCCGCCAACGGCCGAAGACACGCCGATGGTGTCCGCGAAAAGCTATTGCTCCCGGCATAGGGCATAGCCGTGGCCTACTTCTCAAATGCGACCGAGGGTGCAATTCTCGACGCACAGTGCCCAAACTGCCCAGGCGGCCCGCAATGTCCCGTCGCACTGGTGCAGTTGATCTACAACTACGATCAGGTGACAGCTGGCAACGAAAAGCTCAGAGAGGCAATTTCGCTTTTGATCTCAGATGATGGCATGTGCAACATGCGGGCATCGATCATTGACAACGCCAGGCAGATCGTGGGGCCAGCATGAAGGCCGGTATTATCAGCTTTGGAGCCGGCGCATCACCTGCCACCGGCAAGGAGCCAAAACGATCGCTATCCCAGGGAAGTCAAATCGTAAGGAATTCCTGCATTGAGCGTGGTTTCGACGTCGTTGATCTTTGCGAACGATGGCAAAAGGTTGACGTCCTGATGGTGAGCCTTTTTTGGTGGGAGCATGCCTATGAGCTCGTCAGGCTTTTGGCGAACCGCGGGATCCCATACTGGCGGAAGGATCGCGGTTGGCCGGTTGTGTTTGTCGGTGGTGGCCTTGTTTCCTACAACCCCGCCCCCTTGAGGGATGTCTTTGATCTCGCCTGCATTGGTGACGGTGAGGAGGCCGCTCCGGCAGCACTTGACGCAATTTTTTCAGGCCGCATGGGCGCGCTAAAGGACATCCAAGGAATTTATGTCAGCGAAGATGACAACCGGGCAACCTGGCAACATGTTGACGATGTTTCAGCGACGATAAAGTGGCCCTTCTACGATCAAAAGCGCAAGCGCAGCAAAGAGGGCGTTGACAGCGTTCAAACATTTGTGAGGCGCCTTGAAGTTGCCAGGGGGTGCAAGCGTGCGTGCTTTTACTGCGCCCTGGGCTGGACGAAAAAATACAGGGAAGTCCCAACAGATCTTTGCGTCAAGGCCGTCATAGAAACCAAGGGCGCCGTCAAGGCCTTTGGCGCCGATCCGTCAAGGCACTCCGGATGGCCGGAGATTTCGGATGCCTATGATCTGGTCGGGAAGTTTAACCAGGCCCGCGATATCTCTAGCACCAAAATCCTATCGTCGGGGTTCGAGAAAAGCCGGGTCTACTCAACGGGAATCGATGGGCTTTCTGAGCGGATACGTGCGGCAGTGGCAAAGCCACTGAAGGCCGCCGACATAAAAAAAATCATAGAGCTCGCCAACGGACACATGGGATCCATTGGCATGTATATGATTCTCGATCTTCCGGGGGAATCCGACGCTGATTTTGTCGAGTGGTTCGAAACGCTGGCGTCGGTTGAGCTCGAGCCAACCCGGAAACTTTCAAAGATCGACATCTCCCGCGGTTTTTCTGCAGAGCGGTTTTATGCGATCGTCACCCTAAACGCATTTTCCCCAACGCCCCACACCCCACTGCAGTGGGCCGGTATCAATAGAAGACGCAACCTCACTGACGATTACATGGGATTCATCGACATCATGGGGGACAAGGAGCGGCGGCCGCTAAAACACAAGCTCCTTGGACGCGCCAATGGGGCGACGAGCAGAACCCTTGAAACGCTGGCCCTGAGATGCGGACCACAGGCTGCCCCATTGATCGTTGCGATCGCGGGCCAGCGTGGGAAGCTCGGAAAGAACGGGTTTCGGCAGATCGATCGCCTAGCAAAAAGGCTTGGCGTTCTCGAGCATCTGCAATGGGCGTTGTCAGAAAAGGGACAAGGGGACGATCTCCCGTGGCGCAAAAGGGTCAAGACAATGGCCACCGACGCAAAGCTTGCCAGGGGATGGGCGGCCTACAAAAAAACCATGGGGATCGGGTAAAATAGACCGGTATGGATCGCGAACAAAAAAAGCCCGTCGCCAATAACTCAGCGGAAGGACGGGCGCGAAAGAAAAAACGCAAAGCCGAAATTTTCGAAATGTTGACCGGTGGGGTCCCACAGGCCGACATAATTAGGCAGTGTTCCGGCAAGTATGGCCTCCACACCAGGACGGTCGAAAAATATCTTTCGGAGGTGCGTAGACAGATCCCAAATATGCACTCTTGGGGTGAGCGTAAAATGATGCTCAACGAAGGGATCGCCAAGGCCGAAACCCTATATGCGAAGGCCCTGGTCAAAAAGGATTACCGCACGGCGCATGCTGTGCTTCGATCGATCTGGGAGCTCCAGGGGTTGACGCTTCCGCAACAACTGGCGGCCGCAAAGATGTGCGACCTTTCATCACCAAAAGAGATGACTCTCGAGGTCTATAACGCCGCGATCGCGCTTTATAATCAGCCGCAATGGACACGGGAAATGTGGGATCGCTACCAGCGCGACGAAGACCCATATGGTGGCGAAAGCTAAAGGCCGCTTTCCAGCAATACTTGCGCTTTTTGGGTATCAGCTCGCATGGTTGCTGGACTTCAATAGGCTGAAGATTATCTGCAAGGCCAGGCAGATCGGGATCACGTTCACCGAAACCCTGTCGATTGTCCAGCGGCTCATGGTGAAACGCCAGCGCTGGTATTATCTGAGCATTTCCGAGGAGCGAGCCAAGGAGGCGATTGACTACGCCACCAACCACCTAAAGGTGATGGGGCTAGCGATCGGCGATTACACGATCGAGGAGGGTTACATCCCCCACCCTTACTTCAAGGGGATCAAGTACAAGCAACTAACGATCGTTTTTCCAAATGGATCAAGACTGATCGGCCTTCCGGCGAATCCGGTCACTGCCCGCGGTTGCAGCGGAAATGTCACTCTCGACGAATTCGGCCACCACCACGACGCCGCGAAAATATGGGAGGCCGTTTTCCCTGTTACAACGTGGGGATATTGCCTGCATGTGATCTCGACGCCAAATGGAAACCAGGGCAAATATTGTGCACTTTGGACAAACAACGGCGCCCACCAGCCAAACGATGTCAATGACCTGGCCAAAAGGACCGTGGACGTTATCGCCGATGGATGGTCGAGGCATTCCGTTGATATCATGGAGGCGAGCTCCCAGGGCCATCCGGTTGACATTGAGAAGTGCAGAGCCCTTGCCGGCAATTCCGAAACCTTCGCCCAAGAATACATGTGCCAATTTTTGGATGAGGCATTTTCGTGGCTACCCTACTCGCTTCTTGACAGGCGCACGCATGCCGAGTGTTCGATCGTTTTTGACCACACCCAGGCCCCGGCGGGCCCGCTCTACCTTGGCGGAGACATCGGCCGCAAAAGGGATCTTACCGTTTTTTGGATCAACGAGGTGCGCAACCATGTTGCACATACAAGGGGGGTGATCGCATTGAAAAACACGCCACTTCCGGTGCAACAAAGGCAACTCGGCGACCTGATACCGCTATGCCGTCGGGCCGGTCTTGACCGAACAGGAATCGGCACGGAGATGACCGAACGAATGCAAAAGCGATTCGGAAAGCTGCGTGTTGAGGGATACAACTTCACCGGAGACACACCGGCCCAGATCGCAACAAAACTCAAGAATGCGCTAGAGGAAGATGCTTTTTGGATCCCCGACGATCCGGACGTCAGAAAGGATCTGCATGCCGTCAGAAGGACATATACCGATCTCGGGAAACAGCGATTCGAGGCCCCAAGGACAAAGGACGGCCACGCCGATCGCTTTTGGGCGGCCGGCCTAGCGATCGCCGTTGCCGAAGATGCAGCCCCACCACTGAAGACCGGGGATATTGAGTCAATTGGTAGCCGTCGTGACTGGGGCGATTTTTGCTAAACGGAGGAAAAGATGACCGCAACGTTAGACGAACATGGAGCCGAACATGGGTGATTAGCATGTTGATCCCGGGGGCGATTTTTGCTAAACGGAGGAAAAGATGACCGCAACGTTAGACGAACATGGAGCCGAACATGGGTGATTAGCATGTTGATCCCGGGGCATTCACCTAACCAGTGACGGGGCAGATGGCACCCCCGCGGCCACGCGCCCAAAACGCGGGGACCTTCCACGGGGCGCCGAATTCTGGCATATTGCAGCCATGAGCAGCCGATACGTCGAATATCCGCCGAGGCGCCAAGCAATCCCAAACCCAAAACCCGGCGTTATCCTCGGCGGATGGGGCCAGACATATGATCTTGTTACCAACTCCAAGAGGCTGAACCCCGCAAAACTTGGAAGCATTTTCCGCAGGGCAGATGATGGCGACCCCCAGGGAATGTATGAAGTATTTCATTCTGTCGAGGAGGATGCGCACGTACACGCAACGCTGAGCAAACGAAAGCTTGCGGTGACCGGACGCCAGATGCAGATCACCCCATCGGTTGAGGAAAAAGAGGGCGTCGAACAGTCAAAGAGGGAGAGGGCGATCGTCGCCTCTGACATGTGCAATACACTTGTTTTTGGCTCCGACGGGGAGCCAGGGATCGCGGAATTTCAGCAAGCGCAGCTCGATGTGGCAGATGGGATTGGTCGCGGTTTCTCGATCACTCAAATTGTTTGGAAGCGTGACCAAAGGCGCGATCTGATCGCTGTTCCGGCCTTTTTGCATTACTGGCCACAGTCGAGATGCTGGATTGGGCCCTATGCCAACGAGGAGGACATCCCCCCGGATCACATCAGGCTGAACCCTGAATCAGACGGCAACCTAGAAGAGTTAAAAGATTGGCAATGGATCGTCCACAAACACAAGGTCAGATCGGACGTTCTCTACCGTGCCGCACTTTTGCGAATTGTAGCGTGGTGGTATCTTTTCAAGCACTTTTCAGTAGCCGACTGGGGGATCTTCCTTGAGCGGTATGGGCTCCCGTTTCGAAAGGGGACCTATGGGCCAGGGGCTCAGGACGAAGAGAAAAAAGAGCTGAAGAAGGCGATCATAAATTTTGGCAAGGACGGCGGGGCGGTATTGCCGGATAGTACAAATATCGAGATGATCGAAAGCGTTATTCGCGGTGAGGTTCCGCACGCCAAGCACATTGACATGTGCAACGCTGAAATCAGCAAGGCGATCCTCGGTCAAACAATGACCACCGAGGCGCCGGATCGTGGTGCAAGGAGCCTGGGCGAGGTTCAGAAGGGCGAGCAATCGCTATTTGCCGAGGATGATGCGAGGAGGATCGCCGAATCTTACCGCAGGTATCTAATGACCCCGATCGTCAGGTTCAACCTTGGCGATGATTACCCGGTCCCATATGTGACCCTGGCAACCCAGGAATCCATCGACAGGGGGGCGCTGGCCGATCGACATGTGAAGCTTGCCGGCATGGGTCTAAAGATCCCCGTCAGCCACCTTTACGAGACACACGAGATACCACCCCCACAGGACGATGAGCCGACGGTTGGTGGAAGGGCCCCGGCGCCCACAACGGGCCAACAGCCAGAGGATCAAAGCTCGCCGACAGAGGATGAGATCGAGGACGCCGAACAGGAGGCCAACGCAAACGGTGTGCGCTATGCTGTGGTCACTCGCCAATGCGCCGGCCGGAAATTTGCCTGGGCCGGCGATCGCTGGATCGCGCTTGCCGATGATGGCTCAAAAAAAAAGTCACTGGATTGGGCGATCCCTCTTCGCTAGCCGCAAGGGGGATTAGAAATAGCAAACCGGATCGGCTTTTACTCACGGAAGCTATAGCCAACCACGTCGAGAGCTCGGTTAGCCTTGAGGCTGCATCGGATACGATCTTTAGTCTTTTGACCACCAAGGCGCCGGAGCTGATCAAGGCCCTTTATCAGGAGCCGTTTTTGGCCGATCTCCTTGGCCGCCTGGAGGTGGACAGCAAAGAAGCCGGGAATGCCCTTGCCAATTGGACGTCGGTACAATTTCAGGAGGCAGTTGATTTTTTCAAAAGCAAAAAAATCATGAGGCCGGCGGATTTCAAAAAACTGCAGGACAGATACAAGCAAGATGCCTTCTCGATTGCTGGAACGGCCAACCAATATACGATCACACAGGTACACTCAGCGTTGTTAAACGCGATCGAAACCGGGGAACCCCAGGCAAGCGTGGTCAAGGAGATCCGCCGACTGGTCCCCGACATGAGCAAGGCCCATGCGGATGTCGTGTTCCGCAACAATGTGATCGGAAGCTACCAGCGCGGCCGGTGGGATCAACTCCAGCGCGTGAAACGCGGCCGGCCGTTTTGGCAATACGTCACAGTTGGAGACGATCGGGTAAGGCCCGATCATGCGGCCATGGATCAAAAGGTCTTTGCGGCAGACAGCCCGGTTTGGAACACCTGGTATCCGCCAAACGGCCATCAATGCAGGTGCGGTGTTGTTTCGCTAACCCAAAGGGATGTTGAGTCAGAAGGATTGGACGTCGAGACGTCGCCACCGATCGTTGAGGAAAAAAACAAACCGCCAAGGGTCGCCAGACCCGACACTGGTTGGTCAACATCACCGGCCGCCAGCAAGGGCGCCGATGCAGCCTCAAGGCGGTTTTACGATGGTGCCGGAAGGGTGAAGGGCCTCAAGGCGCCAAAGGTCGCAGCATCCGGAGATCGCCCGTTCTCGAATTCTGGCGACCTGGGCCGAAGCGATCCGGACAGGAAAAAAAGAACCGTGGATGAGCTGGGAGGAATTGACGCCCAAAAGGCCGTCGAACTAACGACCGTTGGGCGGTTTTTTTCGTCGGGAAGCCTCCGGAAGCTTGCGGCCGACCAGGCCGAGGCCAGGGTGCCGATCGCAACGCAGTTCGCCGGCTCCGGCGATCAATTGGTGCGCAGGGTTGCATCCCATGAGGCGATCGGCGATCTCGCCAAAGGTGCAAAGGTCGGCGGGCAATCGTCCTATTTGCCAATGGAGGCCAGCCGCGATCGGGCTGAGCTCGTTGTTGCTGACGGGATCAGTAGGGGAACGGAGAACGTTATTAGTATCGTTGCCTCGAACAGTAAGGACTTGAAAATGCTAGCGGAAGTCGTCCTCCAGGCCGAGGCCGGCCACGGGGCGCCGGTCCGAAACGCAGTCAAGGCCGCCGATATCGTGATCCGCGGTGCGATAAAACCGACGAAGGGGTACAGGTTCGCCCACCTCAACCACCGGGCCCTTGGTGGGCGCCGTGAGGTCAGGTTGACAAAAAAACCCATAAAAGGTTTCACATCGGAACGTGTTTTGGTGACACTTGCCAGGTTCACGGAGCTTTGATGCCAGAACTTCAAAAGATCCTCGAGGCAATTAACAAGAACGTCCCCGATGCCCGGATCCTTTCCTTTGGGCTGGACGGATCAGAGGAAATCCCATCGGGCGATGGTGAAACGCCGAGCAACAAGAGGCGTCATAAGTTGTTGATAACCGGATCGTGGAAGGGTCATTGGATGGGCGCCTTTACGGTGACCAAGGACGATCTGACCAGGGTTGTCAATAACGCAAAGAGCCAGGGCGTTGACACGCTCGTCGATTATGAACATGCCTCGGTGTTCTCGCTCTTTGCGCCGGCCGGCAGCACCAAGGCAAGCGGTTGGCTCGATCCTCAGTCGTTAGAGGTTCGCGAAGAGGACAGCGGGCACGCGCTTTTTGGTGTCATCGACTGGACGCCAAACGCCGCAAGGGCGATCCGAAACAAAGAATTTCGCTATCTGTCCCCGACAATCCGTTGGAGGACGCCCGACAGAAAAACGAATGTTGACATGGGCACGAGCCTACATAGTGTTGCCCTGACCAATACCCCGTTTCTCGAGGAATTGCCCGAAGTCCATTTGAACAGTCTGAGGGCCAAAATCACCGGACTATCAGTCGGTGGGGAGAATGAAAACATGGATCCGAAAAAGCAGGCCGCGCTGGCCCTGGCCTTGGGCCTGAGCGCCGACGCATCACCGGAGGACATGATCGCTGCAGCAAAGGAAGCCCAAAAGGACGCCAAGGCCCTTGAGGGGGTTTGCCTTGCCGCCGGGCTTGAATCCGGATCGACCGGAGGTGAGATCGTCAATGCGGTAACGACCCTCAAGGCGCAAAGCCTTCCCGCCGACGAAGTGAAATCCCTTCGCGCCCAGGCGGCCGAAGGACGCAAGGTTCAGATTTCTTCGGCGGTTGAGAGGGCAACCCAGGAAGGGAAGATCGTCGCCAGCAACAAGGATTGGGCGACAAGGCTTGCCGAAAAAGATTTCGCGGCCTTTTCGGACTGGGCCAAATCGGCCCCGTCGATTGTCCCGACCGATATCAAAACCCCAAAGGGTGACAGCAAGTCCCTTTCGGATATCGATCCGCAGAATCCATCCAAGGACGATGTGAAACGCCTTGTTTCTGCGATGAGCGATGAGGATCGCAAGCTTGCGCGTGATGCTGGCGTCACCGACGAGGTGTATGCCGAGGCCAACGCAATTTACCTGATGAAATAACCAACGGCCGGCGATCGGCCGGTAGGGAGAAAAGCGACAATGACCGCTTTGGCTGCAGACCGAAAAACCCCGCACCGGAACAAGGGATCGATTTCCGTCCCGGTGGCGGCAGACCAAAAAATTTACCTCGGCGCGCTGGTTTGTATCGATTCAACCGACGGCTACGGATATCCGGCCGCCGATGATGCAAACCATGTTTTTGCCGGCGTCGCCATGCAGAGCGTTGATTCGACCGGTTACTCCGACGGCGATCTGTCAGTCGAGGTTGATCAAGAGCTGGTGCACGAATTCGTCGCCGCCGGCCTGGCGATCACCGATTGGGGTGCCGCCCTTTACGTGTCCGATGATCAAACCGTCGCCAAATCGACCACCAATAGCGTCCTGGTGGGCAAATTGGCGTTTTACAAATCCGCCACCGAGGCGCCGGTGAAACTGATGCCGGGCAACGGGCCGATCAGCTAGCCCAGAAAAGGAAGCAAAAAAATGCCAGGAATCGGAGCAAGCGTTTCGGGCGTCCAGGCCCAATATTGGAAGGCGATCCGGCAGTATAACGCCGTCGCCAAAAATGCCCTCAACGAAGCAGAGGGGATGTGGAACCCGATCATCATGTCGCTCTGCAACGAGCGCCCATCCACGGGCCCGGTCGAGGAATACAATTGGGCCGATCCCTCGCCAGCGTTCGAGAAATGGACCGATGAGCGGCCCATGACATCGATGGGCGTTGAGGGGTTCACCCTTCGCAATGAAAAATGGGGGAAGGGGATTTGGGTCAAGGCTGACGATCTCGAGGACGATCGCCTGAATCTGTACAACGAACAGATCCAGGGCCTTGTCACCATGGGCGTTTACAACAAATTCGATCTCGTCCGGCAGTTGTTTATCAACGGATTCACCGCTGATTTCCGCGATGGGAAAACCTTTTTCGCCGACGATCACCCGCTCAAGGACGGTGGTGGGGTTGTCAACGACAACCTTTTCACCGGCGCCCTGTCAAATGACAATTTCAAGGCCGCGTGCACCCAATTGCGGAAGATCAAAAACTCGGCGGGTCGCGAGATGATGATCCGATGCAGCCACCTGATCGTTGGCGAGGACAACGAGTGGCTTGCGCTTGAGATCCTGAAAAACTCGCGCCTCGCAAACGGTGAGGACAACATCGCGATGGGATCCGCCCAGCCATTGGTGATCGATGGGATCGGGACCAAATGGGCCGTGGCTGACCTTCGCAAGCCGATCAAACCGTTCATCCTTCAAAACCGCCGAGGGGTGCGTTTCACCGCCGTTACCAACCCGGAATCGGACGACGTTTTTCACAAGGATCGGTTCAAATGGGGAGCCGATTGGCGAGGACAGGTGGGTTACAACCATTATGAAATGATGGTAGGCTCACTGGGATCATGATTTGATGCGCGTTGGGCGCTAGCAAATAGCCCCGGCCCGTGTACGTCCCCTCAACCACGGGCCGGGGCACACTTTCAGGCGGTAACCGATGCCCTACTGCGATAGGACGGACATTCAAGCCCGCCTCCCAACACAAAAGATCCTCCAGCTGTGCGACGATGAGCGCGCCGTTGTAAGCTATAAGGGCACGCTGGCGCAGGGTGAGCTAGACAACCCAGCGATCACAGATAGAATCGACCAGGCGATCGATGACGCCGACGCTGAGATCAACAGCTACATCCGACAGCGTTTCGCACCTCCGGTTGTTGATTCTGACGGAAACACGCCAAAGATCATCAAGAAGGTTGCGGCAGATCTAGCAACGTATAATCTGCACATGCGGCGACGCTCAGAAATGGACGTCCCAAAACAGATCATGAGAATGTACGATCGCCAAGTAAAGGTGCTCGAAAATATCTATAAGGGCATCATTGATCCAGGCGTCGAGCCACAGCCCGCCAAATCCGAGGCAGTGCAAGCGGAATACATCGACGGTGGAGGTGACACCAACTTCACCCGTGACACGCTGAAGGACTTTTATTGATGCGAAAACCGATTATTGGCGACGTCGTTTTATGTTGCCCCGGCCACCATAGGCCGATGAGGCCCGCGATCGTCGTTAACGTCTACGAGGGAGGACTCACCGTCGCACTTTCCGTGCAATGGCTGGCGTCCGACGGAAACAAGCAAAGCCCGGAATTTTTCTCCTATGAGATTCCCAGCGGAAGCGAGCTTCAGGCCGAGGCATGGTGTCACCGGGAGGATCTTTTCCAGCCCGATCGGAATCGGAAAAATGGCGGCAAAAAGGGGACCTGACATCCTACGGGTCAAACTCGAGGATCGCGACCTTCGAAAAGACCTTTTTAGGACACACCGGCGCACGGTTCACATGGGCCCAGCCTGGGATGAGGTTGGCGAAATCGTCATACGCTCGATTCAGCTCAATTTCAGGGATGAAGGAAGGCCGGCGAAATGGCGACCGTTTGCCCCAAGCACACTTAAAAAACGGCAGGGAGGAAAACTACTTCAGGACACCGGCCGCATGCTGAGATCGATCTCATACCGCAAGCTGAACAATTACGGGATCGAGGTCGGAACCAACCTTGGTGGATCGAATAGCTACGCGGCGACGCACCAATTCGGGCGCGGGCCGATCCCCGCCAGGCCGTTTGTGATGGTGCAGGATAACGACATCCCAGAGATCGAGCGTGCGATCGTGGACCACATCGTCAGGGAGATGCGTTGAAATACGGCGGCCGCTCAAAGTTTGGATCGGCGAAATACGGGGGCGATCCGCTAGGCCTTGATGTCGGATACGTTTGCCGGCGAATGATTGCCGCCCTCGACCGATTCCGCCGACGGGGAGACGTTGGTTTCCTTCAGGCGCTCGAGCGCCTTTCGGGGCCACTGGACGATCCGGCAACATGGGGCAACATGATGCAAAGCGGCACCCCGGCGATCTATGTCCATTACGGCGGAACCACTTTCGATAAAATTTATGGGGAGCTCTCAGGGAACGACTGGGAGGCCGAGGACACCTTTTCGGCGATCTGTCTTGCCAACGATTTTGGAACCAGGATCGAAAGGCTCGAGGGAGGCCGCTCGAGATTTGTTGAGCCCGGCCTTGATGCAATGACAAAGATCGCCCTTTACTACATAGGCAACGAGCTTTCGCGCAAGCTTGGCAAATTACAGAGGTTTCGCCCAACGAGCATTAGATACCTTGCCTATGAGGACGTAAATTTTATCTCGGTGATTAGTTTTTCGGCGATGTCCTTTACGTGCTTTTTGGATGACGTCGGGACAGAAAAGCTTGCCAGGCTCGGAATTTGCTTCGATCCACTTAACAAAGGCAAGCCTTTCAAGGATGATAACGTCACGCCGAACACAAACAACCCGACGACAACGGCGATCGGGTACAACGATCTGAAGAGTGGCGGATGAAAAAGCAAAAAACGATCTGGGTTGAGGTTGTGAAGATTCCCGGTGGCGGCCGCGTTATCAAGGAAGGGACGATCGGCCGGTATCACACCGAGGCAGACGGAGCCTTCGAGGTTTTGGCGTCGGCGTACTACCTCCGGAAGATCCTGCACGGCGAGCTTCGCCAGGTTTCGGCCCCCAGGGCCAAAAAGGATGAAAAACCATGACCGAGATCCAATTTGAAGAACTCCAAGGCGAAATCCTCATCCCCGGCGAATACGTCGAGCTCGATCTCAAATCGGCAAGGGTTGGGCTCCCCGGGTTGAGCAAAAAGCTTCTGTGCGTCGGCCACGCAACGGCCGCCGGGACGGCCAACAATAATCAGGCCTATCCGGCAACGACAAGCGATCGCGCAAAGGAGCTGTGGGGCATCGGCTCACAGGTGGCGGTGATGATCGAAGCCGCTCTGAGGGTTTCGCCGAACCTTCCCATTTATGGGATGAGCTACGCCGAAAATGGAGCAGCTACCGCGGCCGCAAACACGATCGTTTTGGCCACCACGGCAACCGGGCCCGGGACCCTTACGGTTCGCATCGCCGGCAAGCTTTTCAGGGTCGGTGTTCAGAAAGACGACACACCAACGGAGGTTGGCGATCTCTTGGCCGTTGCGATCAACGCTCACCCAAACCTCCCGGTCACGGCCGCCAATGTCACGGGTACCGTGACGCTCACCGCACGGAACAAAGGCCCCAGCGGGAACACGATCCGCTACAACGGAAGCATCACTTCAGGGATCGGTATGACAGCGGTTTTTACCGGCGAAACGCTGACCGGAGGGGCGACCGAGGGTGATCCCACAACGGCCCTGGCTGCAATCGAGGGCGATCGCTTCCACATGATCGCGCAAAACACCGACGATGTGACGGCCAGCGGGGTTACCGACATCTTCAAGGATCACATCGAAAAAATGTCGGATGCCTTCAACGCCAAATGGGGGTTTTGCGCTACCGGTTGCACCGGAAATTTCGCAACTGCGCTGGCCCTGACAACCTTGATCGATTCCAACAACATGCAATTCCCTTGGCTCTACAAGTCCGAGGAGCCATGTTTCGAGCTTGCTGCAATTTACGCGGCCGAGCGGGCAAGGGTCGTTGACCGGGCCCAAAGTCTGGACGATCACGAGCTTCCGGGCCTGACACTTCCAACCGATGAGTCAGTGTGGCCGAACCGGGCCGATGAGCGGCTGGCAATTTCCGAGGGCGTTATTCCTCTCAGGCCGGAGCGTGACGGAAACCGGGTTGTGGTGGTGCGCAATGTTGTTTCAAAGCGGACCGATGTTAAATACAGAGACGCCGAACCCTTCGAGATTGCATACTACATTGCCGAGGCCACGATCCAGCGCGCCAAGGCGCAGTTTTCTGATTCTCCGCTAAAAACGGCGAGCCCGGCCAACAGGCCAAAAACCGTCACCCCAAAAAAGATCGAGGATCTTTTTGCTGGCGTGCTTTTGGACGCCGAAACCCTCGACTACGTGCAGGGAACCAAAAAGCTCATCAAGAGCAAGCGCATCAAGGCCACCGGAAACCCAACCGATCCGACACGGATCGATATCGGAAGCCCGCTAATCACAACCTTCCCGTGCCATGTGAAAGCGTTCAAGTTCTCACTGGCAACCCCGGCCTTTTTGGAATAGGAGCAGTCCCAAATGAACTATGTCAGCAGGATTTTTCTCGAGATCAATGGACAGCGTCTTAGCTGTTCCGATATCGAGTATGGGATGGATAACGGCCTTGATGTTGCCGGGGTTATGAATGAATCGAACCGAGCCGAGGCCTTCTTTGACGGGATCGTAAAATTCGACTATTCGGCGACGGTCCCGGTCCCGATCAACGAGCTCGGATTGGACATCGAAGAGATCGCCGAGGAGCGGCAGATTTTCCAAACCACGATCGTTCTTGAAAGCGGCCGCTCGATCGTTTTTCAGACCTGCCGGATCGCCACCTATCGCCTCAAGGGATCGGACGGGGAAAAGGTAGAATATTCGATCGAGGTCAAGGCGCTTGACAAGGCATAGTTGTGGCGCCCTGTGGATGTCTCCCTCTATCGATCTGGCGCGCCCAGGTTGCGGCACTGGCCCAATACGGGCGAAGTTGTTGGCGTCAAGCCGCTTTCGATGCCACAGATCCACGATTGTGGGTTTAGGGTCGAGCAACTTTGGCGCCTTTTAGACCTTGGTGCCCGACACCATCTTAGGGATATCGTCGAGACTAGCGAGGCGCTTGCATTGGCGCTCTGTGAGATCGATCCGCCGCATGCCCCGATCGCTACAGCGGCAGAGCTCCGGGCCGAGCTCGAGCCAGACGAAATAATAGCCCTAAAGAAAACCTGGCTCGAGGTTCAGGCCGAATCGTCCACAAAGCAGACGAAATTACAGGCCGAGCTTGAGCTAAGGGTTGCCGAAAATGACAGTTTCACGATCGGTCAAATGAACAACGCCTATCAGGCCGGGGACGCGGGACGGTTTTACGGTGTCCCGATCGAGCATGTAACCGACGGACAACTGGTATATTATTTCGCGCTGCTTTACGTCTTTGACCGAGTGAACAACATTCCGGAGGGGAAAACAAGATGCGTAAGCCTAGAGACTCTGAGGGAAAAAGCAGGCCGATCCGGAAATACAAGCCAGCGGGCAGGAGTGTAATTCAGATCAATTGGCCCGGCACAGAGGAGCCGGTTGGCCTGATGAGGCTACATTGCCAGGAAATCTTTGACGGCTACGCGGCCGCAAGAAAGGCATTTGACGATCGCGGGCTTGAGGTTGATTCGATCGGTCAAGTGTATCTGGATCTTGAGGTACAACGCCAGCTCGTTGCCAGGATGCTAATCGAGGCCGGTTCAGAGGATCCGAAGGCAACAGTTTTTGAGGACGGCAACGAGGCAAGGAGAGAGCTTGACCAAAACGAGGTACACTGGTTCGTTGATCAGGAGGCGAAAATGCAGCGGAAGCAAATGTCCTCATGGGTTGAGGACGGCGAGCTTTTGCCGCGCCTCCAGAAAGTGCTTGGCCTGGGCGACGACACAACCAACAATGATATTGTTGCGATGGTTGAAAGCCTAAAGGCGCAGATATGAGTGAAGGCAGGATCAGGATACTAACGCAGGGGTTGAGACAGGCCGAAAAGGGCTTTCGGTCACTCACCGGGCAGGCCAGAATGCTTGGCAGCACCCTTGCTGGCGTCGGTGCTGGAATCGGCCTTGCCGCCGGGGCAAAGGCGGTGCTTGATTTTGATCAGCAACTCGGGGCCCTTCAGCGCGATTCGGGCCTCTCGACGGAAAAAATGAAACAACTCCGGGCCCAGATCCTTGGTCTAAACGCTGAATTTGCGATCGGAAAAGATGATATCACCGGAGTCCTGAAAGTGTTTCAAGATCTTGGTGGGAACCTCAAGCAGGGCATCCAGCTAATGCCGGAGCTCACGAAGGCCTCAAAGGCAACCGGGGCCTCAATGCAGGATCTCGGAACAATCGCGGCCTCAATGGTTAATGCCGGCGATGGCCCCGAAAAGGTGATGGTGCAGATCCGCGCCATGGCGAACCAGGCAGAAAACGGAACGATCAACATGAAGCAACTGGCTTCAGTTGGAGCCGAGCTCGTTGGTATGGCCAAATCCAAAGGCATGGACTTCACCCAGCTGGTAACGTCGCTACAGACCGTTGGCCAGGTGGTGCCCAACGTCCAAGAGGCCAGAACATCGCTAAAGGCCATGGTAACCGCCATGGTTCAGAACCAGAAAAAGATCAGTCAACTGAGCGTCGGCGGGAAAAAGATCAATCCGTTTGAATTTGTGACCGATCCGGCAACCGGCGCAAAAAGGAAGGTTCTGCGAAACATCAAGGTTTTAATGGGCGAAATACTGACGGCCACAAAACGCGATCCGATAAAGCTACAGGAGATCTTCGGAACAGACGCAGGAAAGGCAGTCGATGCTTTTATGTTGTCGTTCGATGAAAAGCTTGGGACGATCAGTAAAGGAACCTTTGCCAGGGTCGAAAAGGCCGGCGCCGAAGCACCGGAGGACTTTTTCAATAAAAAGATCGCAACGCTTGCCAGCGGAATTGACGCCGAGGGAGAAAAGCTCCGTAAGGGTATGGCCCAGGCCGAGCAAATGTTTCAGAACCTTGGCAAAAAGCTAATGCTCACAGTTGCCGAAGATCCAGCGGCCGCACTGAAAACAACGGCCGGAGCCATCGCCGCCGTGAAATTTGGGCCAACCCTGGTCAGCCTGCTTTTCAAGCTAAACACATTTAATTCTGGCCTCAGTGGTGCGGCCGGATCGCTAACCAAGAAAGGTGGACTGATTGTTGCGGCCGGAGCAGCTGGATATGCACTCGGGACACTGATCGATAAAACGTTTGGATTCTCCGATGCGATCTCAAAGGGGATGTTTGCGCTCCTACACCCCGACGTCACTCCAGCTCAACAAAAGCGGAATGATCAAGAGCAGGCTCTTTTAACCCTGAAGGATCAGGCGGCGATGTTCGCAGGTTTGAGCTCAAAGGGCGTCACGTCGTTTGGTGCTAAGGGTGAGCAAAAACAGTTGACGCAACAAAATGCAATGTCGGCCCTGATCGATATGGCCAAAAAGCAAGGTGTGACACAGGAGCAAATGCAAAAGGTAATGCCTGAGCTTTTGGCGATCCTTAAAACTGGGAAATTCGTACAGATAAAGGCGGTAGGAATCGATCAGCCTAAAGTTGTAGAAAGCCTGGGGCCGTCACAATGAGCTGGGACGATCAACTGCAACGGGTAATGTTTGGCGATTTCGCGTTTTCTGTTCAGGATGTTTCGGACGACTGGTCAAGGCGCGTTATCGATTATGACTATCCGCACAAGGACGGCGGGGAGCTTGAGGACCTGGGGCGATCTCCGAGGCCGACGACCTTCACGGCGATCTTTCACGGCCCCGATTATCTGGCCGACCTTTCAGCGTTTTTGCGCGAAATCGACAAAGGCAAAACCCAAACCCTGCAGCATCCATTGTTCGGCAGGTGGGAGGCCAAGTGTACCCGCGCCCAGGTTGAGCAAACGAAGGATCGCCGTGATTTCGCAATGGTGAGCCTTGAGTTTCTGGAGGACGGAGTAAACACAACCCTACAGGAGATCGAATCGGTCGGCACGGCACGCGATGAATTCAACAGCGATCTTGAATCGTTAACGGCCGCAAACGATGCACTTCCCGTCGAGGTTTCAAAGGTTGACCGGTTGATCGCCGATGCCCAGTCTTTTGTGGATGAAATCGACGACCAAATAACAGATCTGACGGCCCGGTTTCAGAGGATCAAAAAAAGCGCACAAGAGGCAGTTGACGAGCTCGAGGAAAAGGTTTCGGACGCTATCAACTGGGAGACGGTAAAAAGCGCAAGGAGGCTGGTCAACTCGGCCGCAAAACTCAAGGAGCGCACGGAGCGTCTCGCCTCACAGGTAACAGATATTGAGCTTTCGGTGCATACGCCAATGGTTGCGATCGCCGGATCTGTTTATCGCGACCCAAAAAGGCGCGATGATTTCTTGCGCATCAACAAAATACGCGATCCATTCTTGGTGCCACCGGGGACGAAACTGCGCCTCTATTCAGAATAGCATGCCCGATAATCCGAAAAGTGATGTGAGTATCGTTGTTGCCGGCAAGGAGCTTTCCAGGTGGCTCGAATATTCGATCGAGTCAAATATGCTTCAAACGGTTGACAGCTTTCATTTTGCTGTAGCAAACCCACGCGGCAAGCTATCCGGAGAATTCAAGGAGTTCGACGAGGCAAAGGTATATGTTGACGGATCGCTGCAGATGACCGGATACATCGACGATGTTTCAACCGGTGCAGATCCGAGATCAGGACCAACGCTCGAGCTCATTGGGCGCGATCGCTTTGGCCAATTGACAGACAAAACCAGCGAGCCAAGGACGTTCAACAATGAACACCTTGCAGATATCGCCTCCAAGCTAAGTGTCCCATTTGTTGAGGAGTGGATTTACGATAACGAGGCAAACCGCACGCGGCAAAAGGAAGCCCGATCCAGGGTTAGCCGTCGGACAAGGATCAGCGAACAGGAAAAGGCGGCCAACAAGCGGAAAAGAGATGCGCTCACGTCGCTTGGTAGCGATCCGCAGATCCAAGATCAAAAAAACGCCGCATTGTTGGCCGTCGGGAAACTGAACCAGCAAGCGATTGAGCAGAGCAAAAGTTCATCCGAGGATATCTCAAAGGCAAAAGCCAACCTTTCGAGAATCAAGGCCGAAAACTTCCCAAGGGTGAAGGTTGAAAAGGGCGATCGCCCGATCGAGGTGATTGTTAAATACGCGCAAAAAGTCGGCGTGCTGGTATGGTTGTCTGCCGACGGAAAAGGCATCCTGGCGCGCCCAAACTATAACCAGCCAGTTTCAGGCAACCTTTGGCAGTACATCCGCGAAAAACCGGAATCGACGAAAAATAATTGCCTTGGCTCCAGAGCTATTCGTTCCGGCCGTGGACGATTCAGAAAGTATCGCCTTCTTGGCTATGCTGCAAACACAAGGCAGACCAGCGGGGAGGGGAGTAGGTTTGACCAGCGATTCGAGGATCCCGACGTCACCCTTGAGGGCCGCGAGCTCGTGATCGCAAGGGCCCAGGGTCAAACACTGAGGCAAACCGCGGCAGAGTTAGAGAGGGACGTCCAGCGCAGGAAGTTTGACGCAATCATTTGTGACTATATCGTCAGAGGGCATTTTCAGGACATCGGGAGCTCCAGAAACCTGTGGACGGTTGACACACTGGTTAATGTAGATGACGACCTAAACGACGTTCACGAAAAAATGTATGTTGTCCGGAGGCGCTTCACCGGTGGCAATGAGGGACAAAGGACGGAATTGACGCTCAGGCGTGCGGGGATTTTTTATCCATGACAATGATGCGGGCCATAAGCAACGCTGTCGAGCGCGCAAGGGAAGCCCTTGGGCAAATGTTGCAGCGAGGAATAATAAGGACTGTTGCTGCCGACGGGTTTTGTCAGGTTGAAGCCTTTGAATTGGACGGCCACGACCTTGTTGAGCTATGGCAACAGTGGGGGTTTTCCTCTCGGCCGATCAACGGGACCGAGGCGATCGTTTTACTAATCGATGCAGACGGCGACAAGCCGATCGCGATTGTCACACATAGTAGAGATCATCGACCGGAGGCCCTCGGGATCGGGGACTCTGCACTTTGGGGAAAGAAGGACTCAAACGGCCTACAGGCAATGGTACACGCCAAGGCCGGAGGTGATACTGACGTTTTGGCCGGAACCTCTGGCTTTGCCACACTGGGCGCCAACAGCGCGGCGGCCGAATTCGCGATCAAGGGTGAGACATTCAACACCTACCATAGCAACCTGCTTTCCTCCTTTGCCTCGGCGTTTAGCGCGTTGGCCTCAGATCCCGTTCTTCTGCCATCCACAACCAGCGCATGCACTGGAGCCGCCTCGGCGATCACGACCTTTGAGGGGCTCAGAAGCGCTTTCAAGACCGTGAAGGGGAAGGTTTTCTAATGGCCGCGCCGACGCTCACAAGACAACCTGTTTCGCCAAATCCGGACGTAACCAAGCACATCATGAGCTGGTCAACAGAGTCCGACGCAAGCCCGGCTAACATTGAAAGCCTTACCGTTGAAGGGGTTCCGGTCGTTGTCAATAACGTCCTTCAGACGTCGGATTTCATCGGCACGATCTCGGCCAATGGCGCCAATGGGTTTGATGTGGACGTCCTGGCAAAGCAGGACCCATGGGGGAGCCTTCCGGGCATTGATTGGTCTATCCGGTTCGACAATGGGATCGAGGTGACGATCGTTGGCACCATTGCCCCCGCCAGGGAGGAAAACGTTGGTGATGGATGGGCGCTTGACGGTGATGGGAACAACATCAAGACCAGGGATGGTCGCCTAAAGAGGGACCCGACGGTGACCACGGAGGCCATCATCAGGCTAAAGGTGCACCGCGGAAAATGGCCATTTGATCTCGATATCGGATCGCTGTTTTGGACAATAAAGACGACCACCGACGCAAAGAAAAAGGCTGAACCCTATGCCCGCCAGGCCCTACAGCCAATGATCGAAAGCGGGAAGATCTCCGAAATTTCGGTAAGTAATGTCCAGGTTCAGGAGCCCGATGGGGCAATGTACGTTGAAATTTCCGTCCTTCCGGTTGGTGGGAAAAATGCCGTATTCTTGGGGCGTTTTCAATTGGGGGAATGATGCCGATCACCGTCCTTGATCGCGAGGAAATCGAAAAACAAATGCAGTCCACGGGGACGGCGCTCGACGAAACCCTGGTGGTCAGCAAGGCATCCGATTTCGGGATCCGCGTCAAAAAACTGTCAGAGGCCCTATTTGGGATCTATGTCCAGGTTGGGACCATTGAGGCCGATCTGTTTGTCTCCGGCAAAACCTCAACTGAGGCCCTCGAAAAACACGCCGAGGCGCGCTTCGGAAGCAACCCCAGAAAGGGCGCCACCATTGCCAGCGGCACGGACGCCGTTGACATCACCGGCGATCCCGGGGCCGTTGTTGGAATTGGTGAAACCCTGACCAGCGCTGACGGTCAGGAATACCGCGCAACGTCCGGGGACACCTTGGACGCAAACGGAGAAGGTAATATCTCCGTCGAATCAACCACAAAGGGCGCGGCCGCAAATAGGGACATCGGCGAAAAGCTCACCTTTTCCTCCGCCCCGGTCGGAATCGACGCCGAGGCAGTGGTCGTGGCGGCGATCGACGGGGGCGAGGATCAGGAAACAGACGGCGAGCTATTGAAGCGCGTCCTTGATGCGTATGCCAATCCTCCAGCGGCCGGCAGGGCATCCGATTGGCGCCAATGGGGTGCTGCCGTTGAGGGTGTTGTTGCGGTTTACGTTTATGTTCCCAGTAGCCTGGCCCCGACTGGTCGCCGCGGGCTTGGGATCGTTGACCTGGTGGTGCTCAAGAGGGGAACAGGGGCGAGCCGTATACCCTCAGAAACCGTTCGCCTTGCGGTGATCGATTACCTGGAAACCAAAAGGCCGGTCACCACCAAGGAATATTCGGTGATGCTTCCGGCGACACAGGTTGTCCCGGTTGATGTGGAGCTTACGCCGAAGACCGGTTTTGGGTTTGATTTTACCGATCTTTCACTAGGAGGTCGCACGGTTGGAAGCTGGGCCCCTTCCACGCTGATCTTGACCCTTGATGATGACGTTGACACCTTCAGCGACGATATAGCCGTCGGAGATCGCGTCCTGGTTAATGGCCAGCTCTCAAAGGTTTTGGAATTGCCGCCGACCACTGGATCGGATGAGATAAAGATCCAGCCCTTGTCGGATGATGAAAGTGAGCTCTCCGATTTCGCCGATACACCGGGGATCGGTGATAGCGTTTACCCGGCGGGCCCGCTCACCGGCCCTGCGATCATCGCGATTAAGGCTTACATGGATTCCTTGGGGCCCGCCAGGGGTGCGGCGGCCGATCCCGAACAGGACTGGGATGACACCGTCAGGGTAAACGCGCTGGACGCAATTTTGATTGATCGCGGAATCGAGGACGGGATACAGATCGGAGTGCCCGGAGTTCTCGATACAAAAACCAACCTGCCGGCGGCGAACGTTGTTCCGGTTGACGGAGCGCCATCCGGTGTTCCTGTGCTCTGCATTTACGGAACCATCACACCAAGGCCAGCGGATAGCTAATGAGCATTACAGACAACATTCTGAAAGATGGCGGTGCCACTGAGGCAGAATACAAGGCTTATCTTGGCGGCGACGACCATGAAAACGAAGAGACGATCAACGATCCAATTGAGGATATCGACGCCGTTCACATTAACAAGATGAAAAAGCTGGCCGCCGAAACTGCAAACCGGATCAGGCCCGGCAATCTTGTTACGGTTTCGTTTGAGCTGTCTATAACGCCAGGAACCGGAACCACGCCGATCCCAAGGTTGGGAACGGACTTTACCAGGTGGCTTGGACACCGCGACGGAACGATCGTGGGCATTTTTGCTCAATTCAAGTCCAATGTGACGGCCGGCGATGTGACGATCCAGCCAAAGATCAACGGAAGCGATTGCGCCATCAACCTTGTAATCCCGATCGGTGTACCAGCGGCTATCTCCAGGCAGGTCCCCGGCGACGGCGACCCGTCGGATATTTTTGATGCTAGCGCCCTGCAATACGTCGAGCTTGATGCGATCACGGATGGCGCAACATGGTCAGGCGATTCAAAACTTCTAGTCGATGTGTTTGTTAGCATTGGCGAAGAGGAGGCTATTTAGTGTCAATCGGAGACGAAATCCTGTTAGATGTTGGGCCGGGCTCGATCAAAACCTACCTCGGAGGCGATAGCCACGAAAATTTCGACGAGGTGAGGAACCCTGTTTATGATTTCAATGCAATGGACTGGAACAAGGCCGTTAAGTTGTTGCAGGAGCTCCATAACAGACTCCGCACCGGCAACGTTGTCCTTTACCATTTTCTGCTAACCACAACCCCGGTTGGCGCGACAACCGAGTTAAAGCTTTCAGGATCAACCACAACCTTCGCGCTTCCCTTCAAGGACGCAACGATCGTTGGGATGACAGCGGCTTTCGGATCGGTGGTTACGAACGATGGGGGCGGGATCCAAGTCAGAGCCAAAAAGGATACGTCGGTAACTTCGATGGTGGCCACGTTCAACAATGGTGAGATTGTCAAAAGGGTGCACCAACTCCCCGGAGATCGCGGGGTGAACGATCTTTACGATGCCTCGGCGTTTTCAAACATCAAGTGCGACGTTGTTGTCCCCGGTGGCGTGACGTGGGGCGGATCGGATGCACTTGACGCCTTTTTGTATCTTTCGATCGGCGAAGAGGAGGGCATTTAGATGATTCTCGACGGACGGTTTTTTGATTTGGCGTCGATGGCTCAGAACGAAACGAGCGAAATAATCGATATGAGGGACCGCGGATCGGTTGGTTTTTTCATTAAGAGCCCATCGGGGACCAGGGCGGGGACGCTCACCCTTGAGGCAAAGATGGGTCAAAGCGATTGGTACACGAAACAATTTTACGACGGAACAGGTGCCCTCGTTTCGTCAATTTCCGTATCTGCCGCTACGGCCCTCGAGGCCGAGGTTTCTTTTGCATCCGGAGGAGTGAACGTAGACTATCTGCGTTGGCAATGGACAAGGACCGCCGGAGATGGAACCCTAACCGGCGACGCCAACAGGGGTAACCAAAATGGCTGATCTGTACGGAGACAGGGCGGCCGTTTGCGTCGGTGGCGGGATCCCGGGGGCGCATGCCGAAACCCACAAACCACAATCTGGAAGTGACAAGCTGTCCGTCGGCGTGCCTTCAACGATCGGATCCGCCAACGCTGAGGGTTCCGCTGATTCATTTGTGCGGCAAGATCACATCCACGCCCACGGCGACCAGGCCGGCGGATCGCTACATGCGGCGGCCATCGCCGGCGGCGCCAATGGGTTTTTGACCGGAGCCGATGCACGAAGGCTCGCCGATCTTTGGGCCGCAACCGATAAGGTGCTTTGGGTTTCTGGATCTGGCAACGATGGTACGGCCGAGGTTGACAACATCGGCCGCCCGTTTCTAACCCCACAGGCCGCCATGACGGCCGCAAGCTCAGGCGAAACGATCGTTTGCCTCCCGGGCTCGTTTGCCATGCCAACGACATGGAAAGACGGTGTTTCGATCAAGGCCCTCATCCCACGCAAAACCACATTTACCTTTGCGCTTGGCGCAACCGGATCCGTTGTCAGTGTGGCGGAAAACGCAATATACGACGGGATCGCGTTCATCGGGACTATCGCCTCGGGCTTCACCGCAACGTTGCTGGATTTCGGATCCGGGACAGCCCATTTGACATCAAAGGTTGTGAATTGCCTTGGCGTTGTCACTGGCGCCGGTGACACCATTCTCGCCGACTCTTCGTCGATCGCCGGACTGTCAACCGAGGCCCAAAAGTGCATCGTGGGTTGCGATCTGTTTGGTGTCAGCGCGGGTGCCGGGATCGGGCTCAAGGGCGGCGGCCTTGCGGCAAACAACCGCGTATGGGTAAAGGACACGGTTTTTTCGATCACCGGCACCGGCGGCAAGGCTGTTAGCGTCGGCGGCGAAATTTGCTCCGAGGGTTGCACATGGATCGGGGCAATCGCCTACTTTAACCCAGCACCGTTGGCCAGCAATGTTTTTCGGTACGATCAGCAGACGAAACGCACCGGGGCGATCTCCGGAGGTGGGACGTTTGCTCGCCTCTACAGCACCTTCGATAACGCGCTTGCGTCGGGGACCGTTTACGTTGACCCGACGATCGGAAGTACCGCGATCGGTATCATTAACGATCGATCGAGGCCGTTTCCAACCCCACAGGATGCAATTGACGCCGCAAGCGCCGGCATGATCGTCGAATGTGCGCCGGCAGACTACAGCGGGCAAACGATCGTCCATAAGCCCGGCGTTTCGGTTCGTGGAATGGATCGGAAAAAATGTATTCTGTCGAACACTGCCACCTCAACAACACTGGTCACCATGGCAACCGAAATGGTGATGGAGCGTTTCCAGGTAAAACCGTCGCCGGCAAGCGGAACTTCAACTGGTGTTGCGTTTACGGGCACGTCGAACGAAACCGGGGTTTTGCGTTGTTGCGATATCATCGGCGGCGGCGCCGGGACGACAAACGGGGTTGACCTTAGCGGGACCACAAACGCAAACGCGATCCCGGCCGCCTGCATCGACGATTGCACGATAAGCGTCAATGGCGTTGACATCGTGCCGCACGCTGCCAACGCGAACTACATCAAAAACTTCGGTTTCTACGATCAATTGGACAAAAGCGGTGTGTTACGTCGCTCGGTTCGATATTCGCCGACATTGACCAGAAGGGTTGGGTATCAAAAGGGCGGCAATGTGTCGATGTTTTGCCTAAAAATCGACGACGGCGCCACAACCAAGGTTACGCGTGGGCCCGTTATTGGCCGCGGATATGTAGACGGCGCGACCAACGAAACCACATGGGAGATGCAATTTGACCAGAACCATATTTCAGACGGAGCCGTGACGTTGAAGCTGGTTTGGTATGGTACCGTGGCCGGAACCGGAACGGCCGTGCGTTGGCAAGCGTCCTATACGTCAACGGCAAACGGTGAAGTTGTTGCGGCGGCGGCCGAGGTTGTGGCCGGCATAACCCACACCTTTCAGGGGACCGTCGCGGCATTTGTCCAGCAGGAGACATATCTGGTAATTCCGGCGGCGCACGCGGACAACTACCAAAACCTTTCTTTGAAGATCGAAAGGCTTGGAGCCGACGCGCTTGACACCTTCACCGGCACTTGCGTGTTACGAAACGTCCGTATCGTATCGGCGACCTAAAGAGGAAAAGAATGGACTGGCTTTCGAACGAACAAAAACAGGACGGGGTTGCGATTTCGGCAGATATGGCGATCGGTGATCGCACGCTACGTCTAGGCCCGGTCAACATCGAAACCGTTGGTTGTGGTGGTGGCGAGGAAAAACTAACCGATGCCGACGAAACCAGGGCGGCCGGAAAAAGGCTTTCTGGGCTGCAAGGATTCGTGAACCTCGGCGCGTATTTTCTCGCCTGGGCCAAAGACAACCATGGTGTTGTGCCGGGCGGCAAGTCCGCCGGCGACGTGTTGTCGCTCGGGGCGGTTTCGTCCGACGGTGGGCTGAGATGCCATCTTGTTTCCGAAACTGCCGACGAAATTTGCATCATGTGGTTTGGGTGGTCGTTTCTTTGTAACGATACCGAGATCGCAATGCAGCAAGGCGCCGCGATACCGATCCAAGACTGGGCCGATCGGGCGCAATACGTTTTGGACTTCTACGCAAACCACGGAATCACCCCAACGCTGGCGGCCTAAAATGAGACTGATCGCTTTTTTTCTCTTCTTGCTGTTTTCGTTCGACGCTTCTGCTAATTGCTCATCTCCGCCTTGCTGGAAGGTGCTCGGGGCGTCGATGATGACAGGTGTCCCACGAAACGGGCTCACCGGGAATTCGATTCCGTGGTCAAAAGACAAGGGGATTGTGCAACGATTAGCACAGCTAGCCGGCCATGGAATCGGAGGTACGCCAGCCGGTGGAGCACCGTATCCGGACGAATGCACCGATGGGAGCGGGCCGCCCAACTCGACGTGCCCGGCAGGATGGCCGGCCTGTGACACACAAAACAACAAGCCCCTTTGCGACCTAGCGTGCGCCGGCAGTTTCACAAATATTCCGGCCGGAGATCATTGCAGGCCAATCTGCAACGTTTCAGGCGGAACCTGTCAGGCCGGGAGCCAAGTTGCGTATGTTGTCGCAGAAATCGCCGCCGCGGGGGCAAACGAAATCGCAGGTGTAGTTTTAAATTTCTCCTCAAATGATTTGGCCTTGAGTTGTATCGGATTCGACGCCGGGAGCACGGCGACATGGGACGCATGGCTCGACGGAATCACTGCATCTATCAGTGACATAACAAGCGCAATTAGCGCAAACCCAAACGTTAACGCCCCGGTGTTTGTTTTGTCTGAGCCAAGGGGGTACCACAACGATGGGAGTCAGGATCAGTACTGGACCTATCTCCCAAGTACGCTCCCGGACTGCTGGGGGGAAACAGCAAACAGCAATTGGGGCGGGCCGTATTCTGAATTTTACGATTATATCAGGACGGAATCTGCAACCTACGGCGCCATCTACGTTGAGTTTCTTGCAGAAAATTTTGTTGCTTTCGGACGATATGAGGAATCGACATATCTAACGACAGACCCGACGCTATGCACGGCGTCTAATAATCTGACTGCGTGCACGATCGGACACTTCAACCACTTCGCAAAAAACGATCTCGGAGAGCACCTGTTCCGACTCTATCAGAAGGAATTCGTAGCAGGGACCGACACAGACGGAGACGGGCTCACCGACTATTACGAAACCAACGTGTCCGGAACCCAGACCAACAACGCAGATACAGACGGGGATGGATGCCCGGACGGTGTCGAACTCTCAGGTAACCCGTTCTTCGGGGGACAGTCAAATCCGCTAGTCGCTGATTTCATGGATTTAAACGGTGATAAGAAGGTTGACGAAAAAGATCGCACGCTGATGACACAGAGAGCAATACTCAGAATCGGTAATGAGACATACAGCACCACCTACCAAAAGGATCCGCCTCCAACCTATGCGATCGGTGACGATCCGGTCGGCAAGTGGCCGTGGAATGTTTCGCCGGCCGCGGCGCCGGAAATCTATCCGACCATCAAAGACTTTCAGTTGCTCGAAATTCAGATAGGCCGGGACTGTAATTGCTCTGAAGATCTGTCCGATTGCCGAAAGGCGGTCGGTGAGGAATGTAAAACCGATTATCAATGCCTGTCCGGTGCATGTGGGTGCAACGGAAATCTTTATCGGGTGCGGCGATGTCTAACCCCTGACACTGGTCCAACGGGTGGCTATTCGGCAGATCCAAGGATCTGTACAAACCTAGCCGCAATGCAACCATGTTTGCAAAATTCAGACTGTTCAAGCAACGTTTGCTCCGACGCAATCGTTTCTGGATATTTCGCATGTGTCGGAAACTAGGAGAGTGAGATGATTTACAGATTGATCGCGATTTTTCTTTTTGTTTCCGTTCCAGTGGTTGCACAAACAAAACCGCCGACGATTGGCGATGTCCCGATCGTCGAAAACACGAAGGCAAATCCTCCGCCGTGCTCTGAGGCTGCAGTATTAAAAGCTAGAAACCATTTTATGATCCTCGAATCTCAGCTTAGGCGCCTGCAAGGAGAGGCCAAGCAGGCAAAGATCCTCGAGCATAAAACCGAGACGTTGCCACAATATGAGGCCCGGGTTGCACATGAAAAACGCCAGCGCGTGATCGATGAGGCGTCCGGCGCGATTGAGGCCGTGATCCTGTTTCTTCTTTCGCTGTTCGGTGTTGGACAATGGCGCGGGCTGTCGATGAAAGAACGATTGCGGCGAGTCATCGAGGCTGTTAACCAGTCATGGTCGGCGACTGAGCTCGAGAGCGAAAATCTCAGACGATCTACGGGGAGCCCGCTTTCCAGTGCTGAAAAAAACAAGAGGGGTCACGAAATTGCCGCCGAGCTCTTTGCAACGCCCGAGCTACGTGTAAGGCGGCCGCCAAACCTTGATCCGTTCTTTGCCGCGAAATCGACGCAAACAAAAGAATTTTTCAACGGGGGGCCCGTGGTGTGAGCCAATTCGGAGGCTGGGGACAATTCGGCGGGGGTTTTAAGTTTGGCGGATCCGATCCGCTTGCGTTGATCTATTATCGCGTCCTGAAATCTCTTGGCCCCCGCGGATTGCTTCCGAACGATGATTCACTGACGGTTAACCATCTGCAAAGATGTGATGCCGTTGGGCTTGCACATATTAAGCTGGTGGCGAATCAGCTCTTTTCGGAGATCTTCCCACATACCGCCTTTGAGTGCATACCAGACTGGGAGCGCCTGCTTGGGGTTGTGCCGCCACCAGGGGCTACTATCGACGATCGCAGGGACGCGATCCTGGCAAGGTGGAGGGGCGCGGCCGGAAACAGCCTAAGCGAAATACGTCAAATGTTGTATCCACTGCTAAGGCCGTCAACCGCATGGCGTGATATTTTTGATGATGAATACCTTTCGTTCCGTTGGGATGAGACTGGCAACGGCGATCACACCGAGTCCGGGGCCGTCCTACAGATCGAGGCCACCGGGGGAAATGATTGCGGCCTTGACGGCCAGTCCGAGGGCGGGCAACTGATAACGCAACGCCTAAATGACATCAATGACGGTTGGGCATTCATGACCGAAGTTTCGACGAAATCGATCGGCCTCAACTGTTCCGCGGGAATCATCGCGTTTCGTGATTACCAGAATTTCTACATGCTCGGTTTTCGCAATTCCGGATCCGGGGTGAGGCTAAGCCTCGACAAGGTTGTGGAAGGGGTGCTCACCGAGGACGTTGACAATAGCGACATTGCCGATCCGGGGGGTACGCCATTTCTGCAAATACAGCGCCAGGGCGGCGAGATCATCGTCAGATACGGTGAGGACGAATCGTCCCTAAACGAGCTCCACCGGGTAACCGAGGAATTCACAACACGGAGGGTTGGGCTCTTTGCCAAAAATACTACCCCCACGTTCAACCTGGCCACGCTTGACGTATTTCAGTCCTTCCTGATTCACGAAACGCCTGAAAACAATGTTACAATCATCGAGATGACCGACGAAGTGACGGCCGCAAGCGGGGATCAGTCGGACATCTTTTTTGCATTCATCCACCGATCGCCCGACGATCCTGGGACATACGATCTCCAAAACGCGCAACGCCAAATGGACAAATGCAAACAGGCGCATACGCTGATCCTGGTTGGTGAATCTGACGTTGCCAGGTATGATGATCCGCATAGCCTCTTCGATCGAGACATCTACGGGGTGTAAAAATGGGTTGGCCAAACGACGCAAGGTACAAAACAGCCGCTCCGGGGCTTCCGGTCCCAAGTGCAACCGCAAACGAAGTGCAGGATCGGATCGTCGATATCTATCGAGACAAGACAAAGGTTTTTTGGCCTACCAATTTCGAAAATCAAACGGGCGCCGACTACATGAGCTGGACGCCCGTTGGTGGCGGTGGCTCCCTTCCTGAGATGGGGTGCCTTGAGGCGTCGAGAAAGCTTTGGGTTCCGTTGCCACTTCGGGCCGGATCGATCATCAAACAGATCCAGACCAAGGTATATCTCACCACAGCGGGACTTGCGATCAACATCATCAAGCAGGATATCCAAATCGGCAATCCGACATCACCACCGGTCCGAACATTGCTCCTAAGCCCCTCAACGCCCAGTGGAACCCCACCATATTGGACAACGATCACCGTTTCGGGGTTGTCCTATTCTGTAGGGCAAAACGAGATATACATGGTTGAGGTCAATTCGGCTGCCGCCGGCGATCGCTGCAGTGGAACCCTCGTCACCTTTGAACCACTTACCCCAACGCCCTAATGGTGGTAGAACCCCCGCACGGTACACTAAAGATGTCTCAAAAGCGGCCGAGCGGACAGATCATTGTGGCTGACGAAAAATCCGGACTTCCGGAGATCGTGCTGAACCGCGAAACCGTCAAAAGCCTAACGTCTCCGCTAATTAAAACGGTCGTCGGTACGGCTATAGGGGCCGTTTTGGCCTTTGCCGGCACGGCCAGCGTGTTCTATATTCAAGCCCAGGTCCACTTTCAGAACAAAGAGATCCATATCCGCGGTGAAAGCAAGGCCGAATCAAGGCGGGCAAGGGAGCGGATGGTAAAAGACATTGCCGACCGTCAAAAGGTTGCGATCGATGGCGTGCGGGCTGACACGAAAAAGCAGATCGTTGATCTGGGTGAAAAGCTACACGAGGAACAAAGAGCAATCCTCAAAGAGATTGTGAGGACCCGACGTGCGGCGGAAAGGTGAAAATGAAAAAGGCGATCGTCTTATCGATCATCCTGCTTGGCGGATGTGGTCTTTCGATGCGAGAAAAAATTACCATCGGCCACAAAACCGGTGTGATGGCGCGAAAGCTCGTTGAAGGTCCGGAATTCTGCCGACCCCAGATCGATGAATGCAAACGGATCCGCACCAATGATCCGGATAACAAGTGCTCAAAGCTTTCAAAGTGTCACGATACAAAGGCGCTTATCTTGCGCGTGCTGTCCTCACTGCAGCGTGCAGTCGTGGTTGGGCTCTTGTCGCTAGATGCCAACGATGAGCTATCGGCCAAAAAGGCACTTTCGGAAATCGGACAAGCGATCGAGCTTGTTCGTGGTGGGCTGGCAGATTGGGGGCTGAGAATATGATCGCCGCGGTAACGATCGACATTGTTGTTCAGGCTATCAAGGGTGCAGTTGCGATCACCGCGCTTTTGATAGATCTGGTGCGAAAAAATCCGGAAGTTGCAAGCGCGGATGAGGTCAAGGCCGAACTTGCCGCGCTGTCTTCCGCTCAGGCAAACCTCCAAAGTCAAATCGAGGCCGACTGGGCCGAGGTTGGCGGCCGCCGCTAAAGCCCGGCCAATTTCCGGAGCTCTGCTAGTTTGTAGTTTGGAAGCAGTTGCAGGTGTGCGCTATCAGGGCTGGGCCTCCAATGCCCGCCCCAGTAAAGATTTTCGAAATCACACTGTTCGCCAAGGTCCCTAAAAAACGGTCCTGACAGTGGCCCCCAATAATACCTTTCATCAACAGCATCGATCGCGTAGCTTATTGGGGTTCCGTCGTCTTTTTGGACGTTGTGGAAGCTGAATTTCACATTAGAAAGCCCGCGACGGTAAATATCCGCCTGGCACCGGATCGATCTCCACCCATAGTGGATGATCGGACGGTGACCAATTTCAAGGAGTCTCGCTTTTATCCGCCTCCAAACCGTCAACAGTGCGGGGTGCAGTGAGCTTTCCTTTTTGCTCTGTTTCCACGACCTTTCCGTTCCCCGCCAGCCCTCCGGTGGGATGATCCGATTTATCCGGCGATGTGTTGCGCCGAGCGGATCGATCCTGCCGTCGGGGTGGTTCATAAAACGCCTTTGAAACAAAACAATCTTGTCAATTGTCCTCGGTCCACAAACACCGTCTATTACCAGCGGAACCCCATCGAAAGGCATTGCCTCATTTAGTCCGCGCTGAACCTGCAAAACGTCACCACCTCTATTCGTTCCGCCGGCCCCCACCGGCGCGCTTAGCTCCATATCTTTTCCCTTTCCAGACTTCGCAAAAACTGCAATCCAGTGACGGCCAAGCAAAGATCGCCGCAACATGAAGGCAACCGCTCAAACACTGGCCGTCAAATATTCGTGATCCGTTTCCCAGGGTTCCGCGCCTTGGCGCAGGATGGTTTCCGCCGATAGGGTCAAGCCTTGAGATCGTTTCGGCTTCAACGCTGCAATCGGTGAGGCGCCATGGCCTACAATTCCCGTCCCGGTCACTGTGCCCGATTGGTGGCAATGGATGCCCCTGTTTGTCTACCGGGTACGATGGCACCTGACAATGTATCCCCTTTTTCGGACGCCCCACCCTCAGATCATTACATCCATATTTTGGTCGCCACAACCCCACCATTAACGCCGATCGTCGCTCCGGGGTGGCATCCATAGGCTTTTGTCGCATGCAAAACAACAACCTGTGAATCATCCTTATAGGCCGCACCGGTCAGGGCATCAAGGACGGCCCTTGCCAGCTTGTCAAGATCTGGCCTCACCGTCGGGCGATTCTCCCTGTTTGCTGGTATGTGTTTCGGTTCAGGCAGTATGAATTGGATCACGACAGAAACCGGCCCGGAATAATTCAGTACCCCGCCGGCGGCGATGAACCCAGACCTTATTGCGCCCCTCCAATCGTCCAGCCTTCCGCGTTTTTGCCCTCGCTTTCGTTTGTTTTCGGCGTGCGTCCCCCATGGGGTAATATTTCCCTCTTGGACTGGGGTTCCCCTGACGAAAAAACTAATCCCTGTCATCCGATCGACTCCTCAAGTGCACGCTTGGCCTCCTCCCATCCGGTGTGCAACGGGTTGCGGTTCGTGTATTTAAACACGGGCCCGGGCCCCCTAACCTCTACCCTGCAAAACCTGCAAAGCGCCACCAGGCAGACCCAAACCGATTCGACCGGCAAATCGAGGGCTTTGGCGATCTGGTGTTTCGTTTTCCAGGCCTTTGTCTTTTTCAGATGCTCGATTATTCGATCAGTCGTTGTCACTGTAGTTTGCCCTCCAGGCAATCGCGCCAGACTGAGGGGTTGACATCGACGCATCAACAAGCCCCTTTCTGTTCAGCGCGATAAGCCTTTGCTTCGGCCTGAAATCCAGATCTCTGATCTGGGACGACGAGAACCACCCGCGATGAAACCGCCTCTTGATCTCCTGGTGCAGTTGTTCATCGGTCATCTAGTCCTCCATTTCCCAAACGGAGATCATCCTGGCGTGGTTGCTGGCATATGTGGATCGCTTCATTCTCGATCTGATGAATGGTCTTCCGCGGAAAACTGTTCCCCATGCGTTTTGGTGGTTTGGGGTTATTCCGGTCAGATCGGAATAGCGGCGGAGATCGTCGATCGTAACGCTCCCGTTTCTCCGACAAATCTCAACGGCCTTTGCCCTCATCTTGGCCACAAAATCGAAGTTGTGATCCTCGACCAGGTTGAGGCCGAGTTGTTTAAGTTTTTCCCCTTCAGTTTTCATCAAATCCCATCCCTTTCGGCCGCATCGATTATTTGCTCGAGCTCATCGTCGCTCTGTGGAGATCTCGCCGGGGCCTGGTCCTCAGCATATCCGTGTGGCGCCAGGGCGGCCTTTACCCTGCCGATCAGTGATCCGGCGTGGTTTTTGCTGAGCTTCCCCGCCGGCGCCTGGACGTCCAGCGCGTTTTTTAGTGCTGCTGTGATCGCCTGTGCGTTTCTGACCGTCATTGCAAACGCAAGCAGATCGTCTAGACGGTGCAGCTGGGCCGCCGTGCATCGCTCGAAATTGCTAGAATCCTGCCCGCCGGGCCGTGCTGGCGGCCGCGGATCGGAGTGCCTTGACCCGTTTGTACCCCCGTCAACCGGGCCGTTCTCTTGGCCGCTGGGGGCCCTTGTGACGCCTCCTGATCTCGCAATCTCCCTTTCAACAAAGGCGTCCGGATCGAGATCGTCCGTTGGGATGTGTAAGTCCTTCAAAAGAAAGAATTTTTCACAGTACGTTGCAGCCTTCCCGGGCGATTTGTCGCCGCTATCGAGCCCATGCCCGACCCACGGGAACGGGCCGCGCTCGGCTCCGGTATCGCAATCGATCCACCACCAGTTGATCGTGGCGACGCACTGATACCAGGCAACCCCGGCCTTTGTCTGATGATCCTGGGAGATCACGAAATTGGAATCTCTGGGCTCGAGCCTGACGTTTAGCTCATCCATTTTCGCCCTGACGGCATTGATCACCGCCGAGGCTTCAGCGTACGTGTATGAAACGCCCTGTTTCCTCCCCTTTTTTATGTAGCTCGCCGCACGCTGGATTTCAGCGAGTTTTTTCAGCAGTTGAATTTCCTCCGACGGTGTTTTTTGCTCTTTGCTCATCCGATACTCCTTAGAAATTTTGGCCCAAGGGCCCTGAACCCCTCCCGTTTGATCCGCTCGAGCTCGGCATGTAGTGCATCCCTTGTAGCTCCCGGCGAGAGGAGGGGGATCGTTTTGCGTATCCGACTAACTTCCGCAATTGCCCACGATCTCGTTGCGTAATAGCGATCGTCGCGTGGATCATCCGCCGGTTGATGTGAGGCACCCGCTGTTTTCTGGTTCAGTGAACCAGTTTTTTTCCAGCCTTCCTTCCTTTCGGTTTGTTGATGTGTCCCATACGATTTTTTGGCTGAGATTGGTTGCATTCGTCCCCTCGTGTGGTCAGTTGTTATTCACTCGTGCCGCTATGGTTCCCCTGTCGGCCCGACGTCCTATCGGTGCCTCAAACGGTGGCCGCCCTATCGGCAAATCGGGCACCCGGACGTTACCGGCCGGTTGCACTGGCAGTGCGTCTCCGTCAAACCAGTGGTCCACCGTGGTCACCCCGCCTAAAACATTTTTGAGTTACGCGCCTTGATCTGGATCAAGCGATCTCTTGATCTAGATCAAGTCCAGTGGGAAAGGTGTGTTATTTCGCCCATCTAAACTGGCGAGAAATAATTTCGCGTCCGATTCCGCGGGCCCGGAGCTCTGCACAAAACGCCTTTGCCGTTTTTGATGACGCCCCACAGTCGATAACGAGGGAAACCAGCTCATCAACAGACATTTTGCACCCCTCCGTGCGAACGACGTCAATCGGTCCCCAGGTGCGTCCATCAGCGCCGGTGACCGGCCCGTGTTCGTCAACCCACGCCTTCGCAGCCGACGTGAATCGCTTGATCAGCTTTTCGGCCTCACCCTTGGCGACCAGCGCCCCGGCCAGTTGCGCCGCGCTGGTGATCGGTCCACCCGCCCACTGGCCGAGGCTCAGACTTTTGGCCGTTTGGGCGCGCTGTTGTTCGGCGGCCGCTTTTGCTGCTGACGGTTTAATGGCGTAGGTTCTAACGCCAGTGCCCGACGGTGGAGGAACCAGGCGATCGGGGTCGGTTTCGTTGATTTTGTTTGGCATGTATCCGCCGTTCTTTTTCATCGTCTCACCTCCGGCGTCTCCGGTTGTGGCGCCTCCATTAGCATCTGCGCCAGCATCGCTATTTGCTTGTCTCGTTCCGCCGCCCACGCCGCCTCCCACGCCGCCGCCCGCGCCGCCGCCCACGCCGCCGCCTCCGCCGCCGCCCACGCCGCCTCCCACGCCGCCGCCCGCGCCGCCGCCCACGCCGCCGCCTCCGCCGCCGCCCG